TTTCTCCATTAGAAAGGAGGTATAGCTAATCCTGTAGAGCTAGGCAAGGATGAAGTTGGTAAATTCTTTAATACTGCTCCAGCTGCTGCTTCTCCTGCTTGTTTCATAAGCTTTTCCTTAGCACTTTCTATGAGTGCATCCTTATTTGCATATACGTAAATACCAGTACCAGCAATGGAAGCAGATATAACGAAAGCCGTAATAGAAAGTACATTAATTATCTTTTGCATTTTAATACCTGTAGATTCTGTTTAATTGTATGAGTACTTAACTTTATTCCTAATCTATCTTAATTTTATTAACTATTTTTATCTAATTTAAGCTATACGCGCTTTACCTGCAGTAACCGCTGCATCTATTGCAGTAAAATCTTCTGATGTCCATATTGAAGTTGTTCCATCTTCTTTTTTATAGGCTTTAATAAGCTCTAAGTGATCAGTATTTCTTTTAATACGATCCTTCCACTCTTGCTCGGTTTCATTAGATTCTTTAGCTGTGTCAGAATTTATCAAAGTAACACTATCACCTGCTGCTTTGAAAATTTGTGCAACTTCATCTGCAGTTCTTTCAGCCATCTGATTAAAATTATTTGATACTTATATTGTAAACCATTTTATGCTACTTTAGCTTCTAAAGCTGTTACTTTTGCTGATAATTCTTTAATAGCGTTAACGAGAACTGGTACTAACCTCTCATACTTAAGACCATAAGCTGTGTCATCTTCATTTAGATTGACTATGAGCATGTCGTCTTTCTTACTAGCAAAGCCATCAGCTTGTTCTATTGCTAGTACATCTTGTGCTAAGAAACCAATATGTTGTCGTGCTCTTTTCTTTGAACCGTCTGGAGTACCTTCGGTTTTAACAGTACCATCTTCGTTATATTCGCTATACCAAGTTCTCTTATCCCATCTATAGGTTATTGGTTTTAACTGTTCAATCCACTTTAAACCGTGGGTAAAGTCAGTAACGTCTGTTTTATCTCGTTTATCAGATGAGGATATAGTTGTATCAGCACAATACAAGTTAGTAATACTGTTATCACCGAGACATACTATGTCACTACCAGTTGAAATATAACCAGCAGGGTTTGCACTATATCCGGCGTTGAAACCTAATAATAAGTTGTTATGACCTGTAGTCACACCTGTTCCTGAATTTTGTCCTACAAACGTATTACCTTTACCGTTATCTCCTCCTCCAGTAGCACTGATATAATATCCTGATTGATAACCAATAGCTACATTATAACTAGGTCCATCTGCAGATTGGTACATCGTATTAAAACCAAAAGCAATATTATAAGAGCCAGTAGTACACTTACCACTCATATACCCCATAGAAAGATTGTAAGATCCAGTTGTAACGTTGGAACCTGCACTAGATCCTAAACTAACATTGTATGTTCCAGTAGTTATATATTCTCCAGCTGTATGACCAATTGAAGTATTATTATTAGCAGTTGTTCCAGTTTTTAAAGCATCATGACCAATTGCAGTATTATTATAAGCAGTTGTTAAAGCTTTTCCAGATGAGTGTCCAGAACATGTATTGCAATCTCCAGTTGTTATTGCTGTTCCAGCGTCATATCCAAACAAAGTGTTCTCAGTTGCAGATGTGCCACTAAAACTATCTCCTGCATTTGTACCTCCAACCGTGTTTTCCTGAGCATCTGAATTGACACTACCAGCAGCAGCTTCCCAACCAGCGTCACCATTTGCATCAACTGTTAAAACATAATTATCAGTAGCCGTTGAATCTTTGATTGAAAAGTTAAGTCCAGGAACTCTAAACTTGGTTGTAGACGTATTTCCAAGCGTTATTTCATTACTAACTGTAACTGAACTTGGAGCAGAATATTCACCGAGAAGAATATTATTTGTTCCTGTAGTAAGCGTATTCCCAGCAGCATGACCAATGCATATATTCCAATTACCAGTAGTCAAGCTTTGACCTGTAAGTCTACCTATTCCAATATTGCCTTGACCTGTCGTAGGTCCATAGGAATTTCCACCGACACAGATATTATATTGTCCAGTAGTTATACTTTGTCCAGCTAAAGTACCTAGTGCTGTATTTTCATTTCCAGTTTGTACCGTGTTAAGTGTGCCATGTCCTAACCCAACATTGGAAAGAGCTGTAGTTAAATTAAGTGCACTACCCTCACCAATTGTAGTATTGTATGAGCCTGTTGTTATAGCCATACCAGCGCCTTTACCTACTACCGTATTAAAATCACCAGATGTTATTGCTGTTCCAGCGTTATAACCGAACAAGGTGTTAGAAAGTGCAGATGTACCACTAAAGCTATTTCCAGCGTTGGTACCACCAACAGTGTTGTACTGAGCATCTGAAGAAACACCAGCAGCAGCAGCAGCCCAATAACCTTCGCCACTTCCGTCTGCTGTTAATACTTGACCAGTAGTAGGTGTCCCACCGTTATCTTTTAATACAAAGTTAATTCCAGGAATACGGAATTTGGTTATAGATGTATTACCTAAAGTTATTTCATTAGATATAGTTGAAGCTGAAGCTGAAGCTGCATGACCAATTACAGTATTATTAGAACCAGATGTTATATCATTTGATCCTTGATTTCCAGCTTGATATCCTATACAAGTATTATAAGTTCCAGTACTAACATCAGTACCTGCTTGATATCCAAAAAAGCTGTTCTGACTAGCAGTTGAACCCATTGCTCCTGCATAATTACCAACAATTACGTTCTGGGTGCCAGTTGTAGAGCTATATCCAGCGTTTTTTCCTACGAGAACATTATTAGATACGTTCGTTAGGTTATAACCAGCATCTTGTCCAATAGCAACGTTATCTTCACCACTAGTAAAACTCCTTAATGCACTACTTCCTATACCAACATTAAAGTTCCCTGTATTGGAATTATTAAGCATAGAATAATTTCCAATTGCTATGTTACTACCACCAGTTGTAATGTTATATCCAGCGGTATATCCTATAGCAACATTCATGTCACCTGTAGTTATAGCTTTACCAGATTCTCTTCCTAAACTAATGTTATAATTGCCTCCACTAGCTAAAGCATTACCTGATTGATATCCAAGAGAGATGTTATATGTACCACCATCACTATTTCCAGCGGAGGAGGTGTATAAATTTTGATTACTAGTAGAAGTCGTACCACCACCAGCAGCAGCCCACGATCCATCGCCCCTCAAGAAAGTTGACGATGAGGCACTCCCGCTACCAAGACGAGCTGTTCCTACTGTTCCAGAAGTTAATTTACTTGCATTTAAATTACTATTACTATTTAAAATTGAATAAAAAGTTGAACCATCAGTACTAAATTGAAGATCATCTTTAAGTCTTATTTCTGAAGAATCTGCATCATTTTTCCACTGCATATATCCACTAGCATTCCATCGAAGATAACCCTTTTGAGTACTACCCTCTTTAAAATCTATTGTTGGGTTATTAGCTCCTATAAGGTTTAGTTTTACAGTATCACTACCACCAATATCAAGCTTGCCACTTGAAAAAGTAAGGTCTGCCTCAGCTTCTAAAGTATTGCTGGATGCTGAACCAGTAATAACTCGATTGTTTGAGTTGTTATTGATTGTTGTTCCGCTAACTGTCTGCCAACTGTTGTCACCTCTTAAAAATTTAGAAGAAGTTGCACCTGAACCAAGTCTTGCTACAGGTATTGTTCCAGTGTTAGTTGCATCGGCTAAATCTAAATGAGTTATAGAAGCACCATTACCACTAAAAGTAGTAGCAGTACAGGTACCAGTTATCGTTAAACCATTACCATCAAAATTTGAAGTTAAAACACCGTTAGAACTAAAACCTACAGAACCAGAGCCAACTCGATAAAATCCTGTATCTAGATCATTAGTAAAAGTAAGACTTGGAGAACCAACAGTACCATTTGGAAAATCTGCACCTGCAGATACATAATCAGCACCTGCATTAATTACTCCAAAAAAAGCATGGCCATTAGCTGGCGCAGAGCTAAATACTATATTTGAACCTTGTAATTTAAAACCAGCGCTGCCAGTAGGATCAGGTTCCTGTATAACACCATTAACAGATATCATTACCTGTTGTGTGTTAATAGGAAAAGGAACAGGAGTTGAACCGCCTACCTGTAAAGCAAATGAAGTATTACTGCCATTAAAACTTGAACTGATATCATCAATTATTTTATAACTAGGATAGGCAACCTGAAGATCATTCCCAATATACATCTTTAGTGTTTAATAACTTATTATCTTCTATTGTATTCTGCCCTTATACAGACTTAATCAGTATTAGGTCCTTTTGTAGACGGCTGTGTAGGCCATCTAACAGCATCGTAACCCTCAACTCGATATGTTTGAGGTACATCTCTTAATGATTGTCTATAGGCGGCCCAAGCTGATTGATCTACAGTGCAACCTGGAATCATTGTCCAATCAGTAGTTCTTAATAAGAAATCTCTTTTTTTACGAATAATTGCCCAACTAGTTTCTTCTAAATTTAATATAGTTTTATCAAATTGTTTATCAATCTCTTCTTTTATGGCTGTAAATTGAGCCTGGAGAGAAGCAATATCACCGACAAGTGTTAATCCCATAATTTTAAGTTTGATCTAAGTAGCTAACAGTGATGTCTGCAGCACTTCCTGTATTACATCTAGCTCTTAAAACATCGCTAGACTCTAGAATAATTTTACTCCCACTTATAAATTCTAAAGAAGATCCTGCTGGTACTGGTACATCTTTTAAAAGATACACAGCATCACCACTATTAGGGACTATATAAAGATCTATATTTACACTCGACGATGTCTTATTAGCGACCAGAGTACTAAGAAGAATAAGCGTAGAAGAGCCTCCAGTAGTAAGAATATTTGTATTAGTCGAACTAATAGCATCTGTAACGAGACTGGATTTTGTAGCTTGTTTGAAGGTATTTGCCATATCAACTTAGAGCGACAATGAGAGCGAGGTTGTCTGGGTATAATCCTGTTACAGATAAGTCTCCACTAATGGATACATTTCCTGAAAAAGTAACAACACCCGATGAGTCTATTGTAAGCCTAGCACTACCTCCAGTAGATAGTCCTACCTGATCAGGACCACCAGAAAATAATCCAGTGTTGGTATCACCCACAAAGCTTAAAGTAGGGCTTCCTGCTGATCCTGCTAGTAATGAGGCATTACTTCCATCACTTCTTAATAAAGAAAAACCACCTGGAGTTGATCCATCATGTATGACACATGTATTAAGAGAAGTATTAACTGTAACTTCGCCTACAGCACCAATAAAACTACCAGTTTCACCTGTAGTGCCTCTTCGGAATTGTACTTGGGTTGACATAAGACTATCCTAATGCAACTGCTATTGCGGTGGCAAAACTTTCAGTAGAGATTGTCCCTGAATCGTTAGGTGCCGTTAACGTTCGAGTGGTGCTACCCGATATACCCGAACATTCAAAAGCTAATTGCTTTGTATTGTCAGAATTATCTCTAATCCTAAAACCATTATCATTAGTAACTATGGCGTTACAAGTAAATGAAGTTAACCCTGAAATTGTTGAAGCTGTTCCTCCTAAAGCAACAGATGTACTACCTATTGTAACCGTGCTGTTTGCTAATTGAGCATTAGGAATAGAACTGGTGCCAAATGCACCTGTAGATGAGTTATATGTAAGTCCTGAGCCACCTGCAACACTTAACGAACTTAATAAAGCGACAGTTCCACCAGCATTAGGGAAATTAATTGCTCTATCAGCAGTTGCATTCAAAACATTAATAGTGGTTTCATAACCATCTGCTGTTGAACCTTCAAAAACTAAACCAGAAGTTCCTATAGATACTGCGTTAGCAGCACCATCAGTTCCTGCATAGAGAGTCGTAGCTGTTAATGAAGTTAAACCAGCAATTGTTGATGCGGTGGCTCCTAACGTTATAGATGTACTACCGATAGTTAAAGAATTAACTGTTGGGGTAATAGTAGAAGCTGTCGTTAAAAGAGTACCTGTCTCATTTGGTAATGTAAGAGTACGATCAGCAGTTGCATCCGCTGCTGTCAAAATTGTTTCATAACCATTAGCAGTTGATCCTTCAAAAACTATATTTCCATTAGCTATTGATATTGAGTTTGCAGCATCAGCTACTCCTGAATAAAGAGTAGTAGCTGTTAATGAAGTCAGTCCAGCAAGTGTTGATGCTGTAGCACCTAAATTAATAGATGTACTACCAACAGTTACGGAACTATTAGCTAATTGACTATTAGGTATAGCGTTTGTACCTATTTCTCCAGAACTAATCGTTAAACCAGATCCACTAGCGACAGAAATGGCACTTGTAACATCTGAAGTAGATGGTCCATTGTATGTAATAACACCTGTACTGTTGTTATAAGCTAAACTACCTAAGCCACCTGAATCTGTAACAGAAACAGCGCCTCTAGCTCGTGCATTTGTGTAATAAAGATTAGTACCCTCAGGTATATCACTTGATGAATTACCACCAAGATCTAATTTATCTGAAGAAGTATTTAACTCCTGAAACAGACCACTAACTATTACTAGAGATTTTCTTGTTGCCATGTCTTAATTTTAACCAACCTTAACTGGGGGTTCTAAACTTACGTGCAAAGAAGCACCTGATATTGACTCACCAACTCTTGTCATATATTGTCCTGATCCAGAAGGTGGAGTAGTTGTTATACCTCCATAACCCGTACTAAGAAAATAAAGTTCTCCAGCATCCAATCCTGAAGTCGCTAAAGTACCAAAAACTAAACATCTAACTGTTTCACCTACCGATTTACTAGTTTGTGCGAAACCAACAACTCTTGCTTCATCCGCAGTGCCAGCTGCTCTGGCTAAACCTAACTTTCCATCACTACTCCTTGCATATAAGGGCTGTCCTTGAGTAACATTCTCAAAGGCAAGAGATTCAAAGCCAGCAACAGAATAAACAGTTCTACCAGCTAATGTATCCTTTAAATCAATAAGAGCTTCTGTAAATCCAAGAGAATTAGGCTCATATGGTTGATAATTACTTGTTCCAGACATTATGCTAACTTCACTGGAGGTTCAACATAAATACTAAAAGAAGTAGACGTAGCTCCTTCTCCAACTCTTGTAACAGCTTGTCCAGAACCAGTGGGTGCAGTTGTTGTGATAGCTCCAGCAGTTGTAGGACTTAAAAAATACAAATCTCCAGGATCAATTCCAGAGATTGTTTTCATTCCAGCTACTAAAACTTTAACGTCACTCCCAGAAGAAGCCGCAGCATCTGCAAAACCTACAACATGTGCATTTTCAAGAGATCCATTTGCAGCACTAGCTTTTCCAACTTTCCCATCACTAGATCTCATGTAAACAGCATCACCATCTGCTACAGATTCAAAGGCTGTAACGTCAAAACCGACACGAGTCGGTGAAAAAACAGGAAATCCATCTTTTACATCAATAATTGCGTCTACTAACCCTCGATAATTAGGTTCATAGGGTTGACGAGTCATTGTAAAGTTATTAGCAGTCATTAAATCAATTAAGACCGTAATAGCACCCTCTACATTTGGTTCATATCCTGTTGCCATACTTATCTCTTAACTATTTAATATTTTAAAATGTAAAAACCCTTTAGAATAAAGAAAAAGGTAGTAAAAGTGGAAGTAGAACTGATCGCTGCTGTTATTTCTGGAAGTATTGGTGTTTTTGCTGGCTTAACACAAGCTTTAGGGAAATTTAATAAGAAATTAGATAGAAGATTTTATAACATAGAGAGTAATCTTGATAAACTAAAAAATGAAGTAATTCATGACTACGTTTTGAAAGAAGATTTTCTACGAGAGATGCAAGCTGTCCATACAAAACTGGATAGAATACTTGATCATTTATTAGCTAAAAGTTAAGGTCCAATATTTACCCAAGCACTAGCAGTTAAGTCGTAAATAACTAATTTGTTTGTACTTTTATTGTAATGGAGTTGTCCATCAACTGGATTTGCTGGCACACCTGCTGAAATCGAAGCTACTGCTTTTATCATTTGCCAATTAGCACCGTCATAAACCTTTAAAATATGCGTACTATTAGTGTCTAACCAAGATTCACCTTTACTATTCCCAGTAAAACCTGCAGCCACGGCATTAGGAGTAGTGGTACCTACAGATATAGGTCCAACTTTTACTAAGCCTGTAGCAGGAGAAGCTGTATTATCAGCGAAAAAGAGTCCGGGCTGACCTGCATTGTTATTAATAGCCAACTCAGCAGTGCCAAGACGGGTAGGGAAGGGACGGTCATGTAATACACTGGAACGCCTAGATAAAATTTGTACAGCCATACTTAGATATTAATATAAAGATCAGCATCTACAACAGTATCTTGATCTGTTAAAGGTGAATATGTTGAAGAATCAATAATACTTACAGTAGCTGTATCTTCCGTTAGCTGTCCACTTACATATTCCCCTCCATCAATTAACCCTGATTCAAAATCAGTTATATACTCATCTAGAGGCTTGTTAATAATACCTAGTTTTACGTCCTGTAATAAATTAGGTACTTTATTAAATAACTTATTAACCAAGGTAATCATTCTATTTGTTAAATTAGCTGCTTTACCTGATCTACTTAACTTCCCATCAGCATCTCGCTTCACACTATCTGTAAGTGTCATTGCAAGAAAAGATGGATCGAAATCCGCAATTGATTGAGGTAATCCACGATTACCTATAATTTCTTTTTGACCACTCCAACGAGTATTTTGTTTAACAAGTAATAAAGTCTCTACTGCATCCTGTAATTTTTCTTTTTCTTTCTCAAATTTACGTTCAAAACGTTCTAAACCCTCTCCAATTGGTTTATCACTTGGTTCATTTAACCAAGCACCTACGTAGTCATGTTTTTTTAAGTTACTAATCGTGCAATAGCCACTTGTTAAGTTGCTAAAAGGATAAACAACAACAAAACTATCTAAAGTAGGTACAGACGTAATCGTATATTCACCAGATACAGCATTTCCACTAATAAAAGTTATTTCAATTTTAGTATTTACTTCTAAATTATGCCCAACAGCATCAATAGTAATATTTGGACCATTTTGAAGATAAGACCCTGTTAAATTAATAGGATCGTTACCTTCGTCATGCTTCAAAGCAAACATGGCGGCATAAATATGCTTGCACCACCGTAATTGGTAATACATTAAATTAGCTGTATCATTTCCACTTGTATCTTCATATTCAGGTAGCTGATAAAAATTATTAATAGTAACAAAACCTAAATCTCTAAATGTACCTGGAATATCTCTTTCATCGCTATAAGTTCCATCAGGTTGTAAAACTTGACCTGGTTTAATTGAACGTACCGAGGTTGTTGGAAAACGTTCTCTTGTTAATTCACTATATAAATCGTAACTATCACGACGTGAAAAATCTTGACAAGAGCATTGCCAACGTAATTCTGTCGTTAAATACCTCCCAACGGCAAAACCACGATGAGCAGGTACAACTGTTTTTGTAATACTATTTGTAGTAGTAGCTCCATAACTATCTTTTCTTTGAAAAACTATCTCATTATTTGAAGCATCTATACTCGTAACTGTATACCCAACATAATCATCATAACGACGACCACGTAATAATCTACTTAAAATTAAATTTCCATTAGTATTACCGCTACCTATAGTAGTTACAGTAAATTCTGTTGTATTTAAAACAGTAATTGTATATCTTCCAGATAAAACATTACCAGTACTTATATCAAGATATACTTTATTCCCTGTAGATAAACCATGAGCAGAACTACATGTAACTGTAACAGTAGAACCGACTCTGGCATAAGTAGAGCTGATACCAGGATCTTTTTCAACTATCCTATCTGCTAAACGTTCCCCTGCAAAGAGAGTAACGTCTGTAGGGATATAGCGAATGCGAACTCTAATAGCAGTCCAACGCGAATCCCCAAAAGTAGTCGATAAATAATAATTAAGATTTCCGCTGACATTTGCTGCTGAAGTTGTAACTGTAAATGTATTTTGTGTTGTACTAACAATAGTTAAAGTGGCATCAACCCCTCCTCCAGATTGAATATCTAAATAGACATTCTCTCCTGGATATAGACCATGATCTTGCTTTGTAATTACCAACGTAGTACCTGTTTGATTATAAGTTCCACTAGCCACATTTCCTAAGTATCTAACCGCCAAGATCGGTAATCCGTGCTCATAAAAACTAAAAGCATCAGTATCTCTCATACCTACTAGTTGCTCACCTAATTCTTGATTTACAGAAGGAAAAGTATAGATACGAGCAGGTATAAATACACCTGGATACTGTTGAAAAGTAAAATAAACTCGATAATCTCCTCTTTTACTTCTTTCAGAAGCAGTTGAACCTAAAAAACTTTGAGTTGCAGTATATAATTCATAACCTCTTCTCCAACGAGACCATAAAGAATCAGTATTATAAAAAGCAACTTCACTATTTTTATAATTTTTTGTTTTCCTAGCTATACCAAAAGGCTGACTATCTTTTTCCCAATTTGCAGGTTTATTAAATTGATCCTCATCTTCAAATTTCCTTGAAAATTTAGTATTAAAACCTAATTTAGATGGATTACTAAATCCTTTCGCGCCAAAAGGCATTATCTTTAATAATAACCACCTTGAAGATTACAATAGAAACCAGTTGTTAATGCCGTAGACCCATTAGCTGCTACGTATAAAGCCTGACCTCTTTTTAACATAAGACCACGTTGTTTTGGAGCTACCTCATTATTTGCAGTAACAAAATTAGAACCTGCTTGAACTACTGGATGATTAATAAAAGGTAGATCTTCATTTAAAGTTAAACTATAATTTTGTTTAGAAGCTACAGAATCAATACTCGCAGTAAATAATGGGAAGAATTGGTTTGTATTTGTAACAGTTCCAGTACTTACTAAATAAAAACAAAATAAAGTGGGTTGATAAACAGTAACGTTACCAGTAATAGCACCTTGAGAAGGTATTGTTACATCAAAAGTTGTAGCAGTTGTCTTAATAACAGTAAAAGTATTATCAACAGGTACAGCTCCTCCGCTATAAGTTGTAAAATCTAATTTAACTTCCTGTCCTACCTTTATATGGTGACCAGCAGTAATAGTAACTGTACAAGTTGTTGTATTAGCAGAATAAGTACCTAAAGTTCCAGCACTAGGCGCCATAAATTCAACTTCATGTTTCCCGTATTGGAACCAGATCTCATCAATATATGCACCACTAATAGACGTATCTGTTAAAGAAGAGTCTGCATCAAAAACTTTTACCGCATTACCAACCGCTGTTGGCGTAAAACTTGTACCAAAACTCTGACCAGCTGCAACAGTTACGAGGGTAGATGTTGTCGCTGGACGATCTACCATTAATGGCTGTTTATTTGAACTACTGCTTGACACGTTTATTTACTAGTAGATTTAAAATCTATTATAACGGAAGAGTTTTTTACAGTTAAAAGTAACTCTGTACATGAGTCCAATCACGAGGAAAAGTTTCCCAATTTGACATAGTCTCAAATGTCTCCCAAACTCCTAAATCTTGTGGTCTTACAGCTTTATCTGAATAACCTATGCCATGGGGAGCAGCTTTGTAATTTGGAATAATAGAACCGATAGCAGCCATTCTCATGATCTTAAATCAACTCCTAATTTAGTTCCTGCATATCGTCTTGGCTCTCTCGAACTACTAAATTTTTCACCACCGCCATATTCTCTTTCATAGGGATTTCTTACTCTCCAACGGTGAGGTCTTATTCCTTCTCTATAACCTAACTTGGTAGTAGGACGTATAGACATTTTAAGAAGCCGCTACACTGAAGACTACAGTGGCATCAGTTCCTCCAGTTTCTGAAATAAATCTTGGCCTAATCCATCTAACAGGAGTATTTGCAACGTTGTAAGCATAATTCCCATTAGCAGTTATTGTCTTTTCTTCAATAATCTCTGCATAATTTATTCCATCAATACTTCCTTCTAAACTAACTTTTACATTAGTATTTATGGTGGCAACAGTAACCATAAGAGTATAGTCTTTTGTGTTAAAAGTATTGTTTACAGCTACTCGTAAAGCGGTACCAACACCAATAGCTGATAAAGCACTATCAGTTTGAAAAATAGTGTCTTGAAAATAAGTTATAGCCATGAAATTTTAGTTGACCTATTACTAAGAATAACAGGGAAAACACTATCGATAATTAGTTTCTAAAACAAGTCTGGTACCTACAGCTACATCAGCTGGACCAGGTAATGCTTGAATAAATTCAGCACCTTCTCTATTAAATCTATATCTAGCCTGCTCTGGATTTCTATAGTTTGGTACATATAAATGAAGAGCTAATCTATCTGTCTCATATAAATAAATTTGTGTCCAAGTTTTTAACGTATCTTTAAAATCCGAAGTTGAAATTGTACGATCAACATCTCCAGCAATACTTTCAATACGACCTTTAGGAGGTGAAAAATTGTTCACACTTCCTGTCATATCAGTTCGTTTTTCAGCTTCATCACAACGACTAACTTGTTCAACAATTTTGTCATACCAATAAGAATCTTGAATATTATCTAACGCTTCTTCAAGACGACCTTGGTCACCAGCAGGTACAGAAGTTAAGTTATAGCCTAAGTGCCACCTAACCTTAGACTTTAAAAAAGTATCAAGCTTCATTAACTAATAACAGGTAATCCTTTCCCTAGTTTACTTTATATAGGTTCTCCCCATCGTCCCCTCTCCAACCATCAGAACGAACGTTTTTAATCCACACGCACGAGATTTTCACCAAAAATTGTATCCCAGTCTACTCGTTTAATTGAACGTAGTTGTTCTAGCTTTTGAAAACGCTCTCCAGAACATGTCGTTTGTAAATCTTTTATATCTCTTGCAGTCTTTAAACCTACTCCAGGCAATGCATCTGCTATCTGGCGAGCACTCGCTGTATTAATATTTACACGAACATCAATTGGAAAACTTTCACGGGGTGTTGGCTTATCTGGACTAGCTCCTTCAGCTTTTAATTCTGCAGTAAGTCTTTCTTCTGTCCTAATCTTCTCATTAGTAGCATCTAATTGGGGGATTAAATCTGTCTCATCCGCATATATGACTTCATCTTGTGCATCTACGCACATCATAACTCCTTCGCCATGTTGAGATACAACTTCAACTAAACCACCTGTAGGTCTGTACTGATACAACATAACTTGATTGTTAACCTCTGATTAGCATACCAGTGTCTACCTTTGATTTCAACTTTACTTTGGATGGTTTGGATGAGAATTATTCATAAACATTCCAAAAATAGTTAAAGTAACACCAACAATTAACATCATTGTAATAAATTGCATAACAAGTTAAAAATCTTATTAAGTATAGACAAGAAAAAAGCGAGCCACAAGGACCCGCTTGATTCTCTTAAGAGTAAGAAATATTACTCGTCGTTTCCACCTACTTGTGATGCAAAGTCAATAAAGCCTTGAACATCATTCCAAGATACAGCAGCAGCAGGACGTAGATAGTTCACGCGACATACGATGTATGCTTCGCGACCAGCGTCAGAATCGTCTTGGCTAATATAAACACCATCACCAGTTGGTGTTGTGTTAGTAGTAGCGTTTACGTTGTAAACCTTGAAAGTAAGATCAGAAGTTGTCTGATACATCATTGCATCCGCAAAATCAGCTTGCGTATATGATGTACCGATCACTCTGAGGAAAGGTAGGTTTCCATCTGTTGTGTCAGATGTACCTTGAGCAATTCCAGAAGCACCAATAGAAAGACTTGCAGAAGCTGCTTTCAATCCATTAATAGGAGCTGCAGGAATACCATATGGATTACCACCATTGTCAGGTCCTAGAAGAAGAACCTCAGTGTTGGTACCAAGTAGATCAGCTGTTACAGGGGCTGCAGGAAAACCTGCTCTGTCCTGTGCAGCAGATGGTACATCTTGTGCAACGCAAATAGAAGCACCATAGACATATGCAGGACGCGCTGCGTCAGCTTGTACTACGAGGCTTGTACGGTCATTACGTACACGATCACCTACACGGCGATCTGGTGAAGGAACTGTTAAGTCAAAGCTCTTGTATGAAGCTTTAGCAGCTGCAAGGTTAGATACCTTTGCATAACCGATAAGTTCAAATGCTTCAACCCCAGGCCATCCAAATACACCTTCATCGTTGTATGAGGACAGACGGTTGATCTGGTTACCTGGCTGAAGAATAGCTCCAG